CTGACAACGCCTGATAGCCAGCTTCCGTAAGTTCTACTGCGCTTTTTCCTGTTTCATTCGATAGATTCAGGAATTCTTTGGATAATTTCTGAACGGATACCTGTGACGTATCAAATAAGGTTGACATCTTTGCCATACCATTCTGAAAATCAGATGCGCCCTTTGTTACCGCAGTCAATGTTCCGGCTGCAGCGGCGGACAGCGGAGCGAATTTCTTTCCGACTTTACCTACTGCATCACCGGCTTTTTCTATTTTCTTCCCGATTCCCGTGACCTTTGTTCCGGCCTTTTCTATCTTCTTACCGAATTCAGCCCATTTATTGCCACTCTTTTCGGATTCTCGGCCACCTTTTCCGGCATCTTCACCGGCTTTTTTTGCTTTTTTTCCAGCTTCTTCCGCTGTCTTTCCAGCTTTCGTGGCACTATTTCCAGCTTTTTCGGAAGACTGTTTCACTTTATCGCAGCCTTCCGACACTGCCTTTTCGGTATCAGCGACTTGTTTATGTACATCATTTAACGATTTTTCTGCATTTGCAGTATCAATCGCAATCGTACCGACAAGCTTAAATAAATCCATCTATACCTCCTATTCTGAAGGCTGGAAAGATTGTAATATGGACATACTATCAGCAATAACATTTTCCTGTTCAGTTTCACTCATGTGAGATGTTTCAATCCGCTGAACTTCTTCGTTTACGCCTTCTTCATACTCTTCAAAAGTCTTGTCCCATACTTTATGCAGGTACACTTCCCAACGCAGTTCTTTGTTGTATGCCTCTGAAAAATCTCCTACAAATTGTAAGAAACTGCATGATTGAATATACCAACTTACCAATCGCAGCGGATCATGATAGCGCTTAAACAGCTGATCCAGAAATTGAAACTGCCCTATTTGAGCAATCCTGATACAACCTGAAAAAAATCGGAGAACTCTTCTTTTTTGAAAACATCTACAATTATCTGTGTAAATGTTCCCAGTGGCAGAGCAGCGATCTCTTTTTCAGTCATTCCAGACAGACCGGCAAGAAACTGATACAGTTCTATCTTAATTTTTCCAAGATTCTTCAAGAGCAGCCCCACCAGTTTCATAATTACTTTGATACCAATCTGCTTTGTAAGTACATCAGCCATCGCATTATCTGAGCTTTCTTTTCCATCTGCTTCATCTAAAGTTGAATCTACACTGTTCATGATGTCTGCCATTTCTTTTGCATCGAAGCAGTCTGCCATATTTTCAATACCGATTTTTGAAATAATATTGACCATCGGGAAAATATCATCAGCACATAATTTTCTTAATTCATAATTTCTTTCTACCATTACAATCCTTCCTTTCGTTACTTTTTACCTTCTGTTATTCTTCGTTTTCTTCTGGTCCATCAACAACAGCTTTGCCAGATACATCTTCCGACTGACTAGCTGCCGGATCTGGGTAATAGATGTGGTACGGAAGTACCTTTAACGCTTCATCTTTGTTAACATCACCCACGCATTCAACCGTCACTGTTGGTGAAGACTGAGATTTATTTTTTGCATCCAGTTCAAAACCAGATGTACACAGGGCATCATCAAAAATAACAATAATTGGTTTTTTTGATACGGTTCGTCCAACAAACGCAAAGTTTTCAAAATAGTCACCTGCTTCGATATCCGGTTTACTTTCAATAACTTTATATCCGGTTGCTGTCGAATTTCCTTCCTGGGCGATCAAGCCCTTCTTGATAATTTCCGGGCTGATCTCCGCAAAGTTGATTTCCATTGTTGCCGTTTCCCCAACCTTCATCATCAAGCCTTTTGCTTTAATCAACTTTCCATCCACTTCAATATCCTGTACTTCAGGTTTCATAGACACTTTCGATCCACCATTAGTTGCTCCTATGATTGATTCTGCAAAATTCCATTTGTCACCAGAAAACGTTAATCCCTGATGGATTGTTCCAGCACCAAACAGAATAGAATCTGGTGTATCTTTGGTGATTCCATGTTCTTTCCAATTTGTCCATTCATTTGCCATTATTCGTTCACCTTCCAACTTTTGATCTTTAAATTAACCTGTATCCTATTTATATCGTTTCCATCTGTCGGGATCATTGCTGAAGTGTCGTAATACGCAATAATATGTGTTCCAGAATCAAGAACAGCATGATAACCTGAAAGTGTAGGAAATGCCTTTTGAAGCACTTCCTTTCCATTCTCAAGGTCCATCACGCTGCCTTTTGTTGTTCCTGTTATCATCATTACATCTTCGCCCGATCCATCCTCTGATGTATCTGGAGTTTCCGAATATTCCCCTATCCAGTAGGGATATTCTGCTTTTGTCCTCCATTCATAAAACTGATATGGAAGCAATTCTTTTAATTTAAGATTCATGTGTCTTAATATCTCTTGCGTCATACTAATCACCTAAATCCTTAAAATTCATTTGTGCCTTATTCTGTACTGATCCTTTTAGCGAATTGAACGCATTAAACAATGCTCTTGTTCCACGCTTACCATTGGTCTTGTAGAAATCCACACCGTTTTTTCCGTGCACGATTACTACTTTTCCGTTATAGGTCGGTTTCCTTTTTCCAGTATACGATTTAACCGGCACGTACCAAGCACCGGCACGTCCATCCCCATTCAATGCATATTCTCCGGTTCCAAATTCTTCCCATAATGCGTTTTCAAGATCTGAGCCGATAGCACACACCATGTTTTCGGTATCTACTTCATGCCGAAAGCTTCCCGCAGTCTCTCCGCTTGCACGTCTGGAATTGGAAGCAGCCTGAGACTTAATCTCTCCACCAGCTTCTTCCAGCCATGCAATAGCCTTTAATTGCATTTCTTCAATGATCTGTTCTGTATTGTCTTCAAACTCAATCTGTGCCACTCCCAACACCTCCTACAGCTTTCAAGTAAATTTCCAGATGTTCATGCATTCCCATCGGATCATCAATCCACTGTACATCATAGATTTTTCCATCTATCAGCATTCTACACACCTCAGGATCCTGATTGGCAAGCACCCGATAATAATCAGTAATATAATAATGACTGGACTCTGATATCTTGGCATTATAGTTCTGGACGGGTGAGTTTCCAGATACTAAATCAAGCCATCCCGGATAGGAGCCTACTTCTTCCCAGCTAATTACCGGATTGCCAATCTCATCAACACCATTTTCACTCTGCACCTGTAAGATTGCTGTTGTGTTTCCACCAATATCAGACACAATCAACACCTTGCCTTTCTATACGGTTTCAGACAGCCTAACAGACTTACTGGGTAGCCATTCATCTGATTGGATGCGTCCTGATCAAAGTATGTAACCGAATGGCGAGACAATGTTTCTGCCTTTATTCCGACTTTTCCACGGTTCTTTACTTCCCATTCGCACAGATTAATACAGCACTCGATCACATCATCTGGATACTCTACTTTTGTGATCAGTACATAGCCTTCATCGATTAACTCTTTATCCAGTAAAATCGCGTTCTCTTCTATTCCTTTTACTGTATATAATCCGTCATTGAACATACTTTCCGTTATTTGTACTGTATCTCCAATCGACAATCCATAAAGTTTATTTATTACATTGAGTTTCGACGATGATACAACACCTGCTGATCGAATCTTTCTATTCTGGAAGTTGTTGTTTGTATAAGAGCGGATGGTTTGCTCGATTGCTTTTAGCTTCTGTTCAATCCGCTCTATTGGCCAGTCCTTAAAGTCGATTAACCATTTTGCCCTTTCTACCGACAGGATCATAACTGCACCGCCTTCCTACTGTTCTCCCGGTGTTCCATCATTCGAATCTGTTTTGATTTCGGTAACAGTATATCCTTCATGTTCGCCAAACCATTTAGCAAGGCGCTCACTTGTGATCAATGCTTCTCCGTGTGCGAACTGTGCACCACCGGCACCTTCTCCGCAATATCCCGGATTTCCATTTACCGTAACCTTGTATGTTTTTAATTCTTCTTTTTTCTTTCCTGCCATGTCTGTTTCTCCTTTCAATTACGCAATCTTGACATTTCTGAGAACACCCGCATGTTTTGTATTCTTCAGAACTGTTGCCGCAACCATTTCGACTTCGCCGTCTTTTACAGCTCCCGGCTGATTAAAGTCTGGAAGGTACTGACTGATAGCTGAGCTTCCTGTAATAGTAGCAGCATGGAATCCGTCATTTACATCAAACTTAACAGCATAGATGTCTGTCAGACCTGTAGTCGCAGATGAACCAGATAAAGTTCTGGAAATTCCGTCCTTAACGCACGCATTTGCTGTAACAGTTGTTCCGCCAGTTACTGTATAATGATTCTTTAAATCCATAAATCTAACACCATCTAATGAGGTAACCTTCTTTCCGAACGCTTCCTCTGTTTCTGTTCGATATCCCAGTATACGAGCCATTGTCTGCACTTTAGAAATCATGTTGGTATTCATCAGAAGTGCATCTGCATCTGTTTCACGAATAAGAATCTGTAATGCTTCATATAACTGATCAGCGTTTGCTTTCATTTTTGTAATGTCAGAAATATCAATAACCGCTTTGCTATTAAATTCTGATGTAGTACCTGCAAGCATCTTGTCAAGTCCATCAAACGAATCTGTCTGAGTTGTTGAATCTCCATTAACCAGTGTGTAATGGAACAGGGAGACTGCAGCTGCTATCTTCTCTTCCATCTGGAATGCCATATTGTTAAACTTGTTTTCCGCCTGTTTGAGGACGCGATCCATTTTGAATTTTCCACCAAAGATTTTCAAGTCGGCTGATTTCTTTACAAGTTTTGCTTCACTGTCTGCATATTCCGCATTTAATTTACGAAATGCAGCTGTTGATGGAATCTGTTTCTGCATATAGCTATATGTGAGTGTAGATCCGCCCTGCGGACTTACCGTATTATCAAACGGTAACATCTGTAAGATTTCTGATTCTCTTAAGAAAGTATCTACTACCTTCTCGGCTACCTTATCAGATACGCCTTCTTTCATATCCTGTAACGTAAGTGCCATTAACTTTCACCATTTTAACCTTTCTATTTTTCGTTATCTTCATACTGCATACGAAGTGCATCAGCCAGATTCTTTGGCTGTACATCATTATTGTGATCACCCTCTGGAAGCGGTTTCGGATCAATCTCTCTTGGTCCCGGATTATTTTCCGAATCAAAATGAGTTGGGAACTGAGTCTTTAAGTTCGAAATCTTCTCATCAATCCCCTTAATGTTTCCATCTTCATCAAGCTCCAGCGCACCGCCTTCTTTAAGTTTAAATGCCATGTAACCGACATCATCCGTCTTTGCATTCATGAGAGCAACCTTGATAGCAGATTCAAGTCTTGTCTCATCAAGTTCTTTCTGTAAATCTGCCACCTGTGTTTCGTATGCTGTAATCTTCCCCTGGAGTGCTTCATCGTTTTTTGCATCTTTCTTCAGCTGTTCAATCAATTTCGTTGATTCTCCATGCTGAGTTGTCAGGTTGTCGTAGTCTGTCTTCAGTTTTCCGTATCGAATATCCAGATTTTCCTCACTGGCAGTGTAAATCTTATTCTCTTTCATGCCTGCTGTAATCGCCTTAATCTGTTCATCCGATAACCCCTGCTTTTTTAATAATTCTTCTAATGTCATTTTGTATTTCCCCTTTCTTACGCTTTTTACATGTCTCGTCCATGATCTGCGGAATAGTGTTTTACATCCCTGTGGATGAAATGGCATCAAAAAAGGACATCCTGAGATGTCCCAAATCACTCTATCCTTATTCTGCCGCCCAGCCACCCACTATTTAACCCATAGTTGGGAGATAATCAGGATCACCGCCTTTCTACGGTTCGATTCGATCAATACCATACTCAACAGCGCAAGTGTGCTCGATCTTGCATCCTCTAGCGTCTTCCCAGCCGGGAGCGAAATATGCTACATCTGCTCCTGCCAGTAATTCCAGGGATTTCCCAAGGAACCAGAGTGGCTTCGCATCCACCGGAGCTTTTTCAAAGAACGAATCAATCACTTCCACCGGTTCTCCGATCTTCTCCTCTGCACTCTTGATGGCTTTCTGACGTTCTTCCAGGATATCTTCATCTGATTTGCCGCGCATCGGCTGGCTGATAAATAATTTCTTCATACTGATTTACACCTCCTGTTTGGGCTGAATGTTTCCACATCCGCGACAATATGTTTTTTCACCAACTTCTTTAGTACACATACAATTATGTACTTCATCACATTTCTTTTCATCCACTTCTACATAGTCTTTCATATTTTTTCACCTTGTCCTTTCTTAAAAATTGGTATAAAAATACCACCAACCATTTCTGATCAGTGGTATCTATAATACTTTTTCAATATCTTTCTTATCAACAGTAATTGTTTCCCAGTTAGTAGGAGAATCCCCAAGGTCAACTTCGCAAGCATCTTCAAAAAGTTCAACTATGGTCCCTATTCGCCCATCCTTTAATTTAACTACATCATATTGTTTCATAGTTCTCACCTCTTGTCTACATAAATCGATGTTAGCCTTGGTTCAGCGTTGTCGTTATCTTTAATCCATGCTGTTAATACATTTGCTGTTTTTCCATTCGGTCCTGTTATCTGCATAATCTGCTCATAGCGCTTTCCGTATTTGTCTTCTCTCTTATATACTAACTCTTTTTCATCAAAAGAATCAAGTATTTTCGTTTTTAAGTCTGTATAACTTTCTTTTGTATATCCAAGTGCTTCTTTAAAAGCTTTTGCTTTTTCTTTACCTGTAGGATGTTCAAAATTTAATGCATATTCCGTTAATTTCTCATCTGGGATTTTCGCAAAAAATTGCAAATCCATCTTTATTTTGTTGCCTTTAGAATTTTCCACAGTTCCTATATATTTTTTATTGAATTCATCAAAACTCTTTGTTTTATCCAATCCGTAAAAAGAAGCTCTTTCTTTCAACCGATCCAGTTCTTTTTGATCCAATGCCCATTTTGCACGCTGCAAAAGTATGCATCTGCAATTGATTACTTCCGCTGCATTTCCTGACGGATCTCCCGGATACATCAACCCGTTGCTAAACTTCTCATCCAGTTCCCTGATCTCTCCATCAACCATTTGGTGTGATTCTCTGGTATTGGCATCCATTGTAGCATCCCACTGCTTCACAACATCAGCTCCACGCTCTCTTGCTGCGTAACAGGCATCCATTGTAGATTTTTGCTGTATTCTATGTCCTTCCGTTCTTGTGATTCTGACAGCATTGTTATAGCCAGTCTTGGTATATCCGGCCAACTGCTGAGCCATCTGTGAGTAACTCATGCCAGTAGCAACCCCACGGCTAATCTGCGCTGTTATCTTCCGTTTCAGAAGATCTACATCCTCACCTAATCGTGAGTACAATCCCTTGCTGATCTTACTATTAACCTGTACCGCCCGGACAACTTTTTCCTGATCTATCGGAACGATCAAAGGAATCCCTTCGCCGTGTAATACATACATATTCCCAGTAAATGCCTTGTCATAGCAGTCATTCAAGTACTTATTAACCGTCTTAAATTCCTTTCGGTGCATCTTATCCAGGATACTGTTCACTTGCGCCTTAAGTGCATCCTGATACTGCTTCTGGTACACCTTAGAACGTTCCATGCTCTTTAGCGTTTCCCGTTCCTGTTCATCCTCAATAGAATTATATTTATCCTGTATCTTATAGATTTCTTCCTGAAGAGCATTAGCCTTCTGTGTTATATCTTTTAGAGCTTGATTATATACAGCCTGTAGCCGTCTGATCACACGGTCCTCATCATACAAGAATTCCATCTGAACAATCTTCTCACGGTACTTCATAGCCTATCACCTATTCCTCGATTGTTTCATCGTCTAGATTATTCGGATCATCAGGAATAATAGCACCTAATGCCGTTCTTGCATCCTGTGCTGTACTGCTATCTGCATTCTTCAGCTGTTCTTTCAACTCATCAAAATCCCAGTCCATAACGTCACATAATGCTTTCAGTGTCTGCTCATCACCAATCTGTGCAGCCATATTCAAGATTGTATTGATTCTTACCTGTTGGATATCTGCTTCTGTCTTTTCATTCGCTATATTCTCCGATTCATTCATCATGATAGATCGTGTGAATTCGAACTTGACATCTGAAATCTGATAGCCCGTCCCGTTCTGCTGATTGATTTCATCCAGAACAACCTTCAAAAGCTGTTTCAACATTTTTTTCAATCTTCTCTCAAGCTTATTCGCTTTCAGATCCAGCAGTGCATATCTACTTTTGATCACTATATTTGTGATATTCCCATCTCCGACCTGTGATGAATTGAATCCCATACCGAACCGATATATGTTCTTTTCATCCTCATCAGCTTTTGCCTTGCGGGCCTGATATGGAATGTCAACAGTTCTGACTTCCACATCACCTTCCGAATCTGTTCCAACAATCTTCTTAGTTTTCAGGTTCTGTTGCAATTCATCCAGGTTGTCACCCTGGAATCCTTTCACCACATACAGCGGTGTATCAAAATCCTTTAGATTGTTGGATAACCCACATTGCATGATGTCATAATCATCTATCAGGCCCTTGATTGGTTTCAATCCACTAAACTGCTTTTTGTTGTAATCCAATCGCCAGAACGGGATATATCCCAGCGAACACCCCATCTTCTTACCTGTCTTCTGATCAGTAAATACGATGTGTGGTCTTGGATTCACCGGTTCAGATTCATCCTGAACAATCTTTCCATTCAGACCATCCTGAATATAATAAAATGTTTCTGCTTCAGACCATACCTGAATCTTTCGGATTACTTTCTTTCCCTGTTCTATACGGTCCACATAGTGATATATAATGTATCGCTTATGATCTGAAGTATCCTTTTCTCTACACTCTACTACGCCCATGCTGTCTGCACACATAAATGTAAGCCGATCATCGGCATTCTTATATGCGAACAGATACTCGAATCCCTTCGTGTATGATCCTGTGATCACATCGCCAATCTCTGACCAGAACTCATCATCAAAATAGTTATCCAGATGCTCCTGTAACCCTTCCGCCGTATCCTTGGCAACCATTGGGTTTTCATCAAACGAAAGCATATAGGCTGACAGTTGATCCGAAAGCTCAGTAAAGAACGGGTGACTGATCTTAACATTCGACCGCACCTTATCTTCTATCAGTTTTCCATCTGAATTGTAGTAAAATAATCTATAGTTTCTTATGTCGTGTTCACCTTCGTAGTATCTTTGACCAACACCGGCAAACTTTTTCTTCTCTGATACAATGTCATTATCTATAAATTTCTGTATCTCTGATACACTCAGCAACCTTTACACCTTCCTTCTTCGATTAATCAATAGGACTTAACAGGAATCGAACCTGTGACATATGGCTTAAAAGACCACTGCTCTACCACTGAGCTATAAGCCCTGTATTTATCTAAATGACAGTCCTGCCAGCACCATAACCGACCACCAGTTGTGACCGTGAAAGGAGGTTGCATCCGCGACGATGCAAGTTTCTTAACGGAAAAAGATTGAGCCCGCCCTAAGGCTCTGAAAACCGCTGGTGCTGTGCACGCCGTCCGTCAATTGTCATTATTCTTTTTACATCAGCCATCTACTAGCCTTACGCCATCCTTCTATTGCATATCTCAGTGCTGCCATTGCATCATCCATAACCGGAACCGGATCATCCAGGTATTCCCCTGTTCTTTCATCCTTCTTCCACTTCCATTGCTGTAACTCCTTGATCGTGTTAACACAATGAGGGGCAACATAGATCTTGCGCCTGATAGTATGGTCCTTACCGACCGAGCCTTTCAGCCAATCGATCTGCGCATTTACTGAGCCTTTTGAACCACCTTTGTCAACACCTCTTGCCCTGTATCCCGCCTTGTTCCACTCCTTGATTCTGTCAGGTTCAGCACTGTCACACCACATTATTTTCTTCGCAGGTATGCCATGCTGTATGGCTATTGGTATGATTTCAGCGGTCTCTTTCTCATGCTCATATATTTCATCGATGATATAGATATTTTCATCTTTGATACCAACCAGCAATATTGCATCCGCATGGTTGAACCCAAAGTCTTGTCCAATAGCTACATCATCGTAATCGTTGAGATTCTGTGATACTTCCCGGACTTCCCAGTTGTGAAGGATTAATCCACCAATCTCGCCCCATTCTCCAAGACCATAGATCTGATAGCCTTCTGGATCCACAATCTTTCTACGTTCCATTCGTTCACGGTACGCATTATCAATGAACCGATTACCGAGATAAGTCGAATGATGGGTAAGTACATTCGTGTCCGGGATATCAAAAAAGACCTTCTTGATCCAGTGATTCTTATTCACCGGGTTGAAGGTCATTCTGATCTGATAAAATTGATCTGGTGGAAGCTCACCACGCAAACGGTCATCGATAATTTCCAGATCTGCTTGCGTGAATTCTGTAGCTTCTTCCAGCCACACGTCCGTAAGCTTGCCCTTTGGAAATGTAATAGATTTCAACTTCTCACGTTGTCTATCATCATTCATTCCCCTGAATATAATCTGGTTGCCATTATGTCTGCATGTAAGCATTAATGGACTTCTGTTAATCTTCCAGTAAGCATCAGCCTTATTCCCAAACATCTTGTACAAAGAACCGGTTAGTTCTGCGAATGTACTGTCTCGATTGGTGATATCAGACTTTCGCATTGCTACAAGGTTTCTTCCTTTGTCTCTCATTAGTCTCAGGATGTAATTCTGCGCTGTATCCACGCTCTTTCCGGATCCGGCAGAACCTTTCATCACGATGTAGCGTTTTTTACTGCAGTCAACCTCTTTAAAGCATGGATTAGCTTGAACATTTATTTTCACAGGCAATCAGCTTCTTTAAAGGCTTTGAAAAGTTTCGGTGACTGAATAGCAATCCAGTCCCCAGCTTTCGGCACCGCCACTGTTATTCCATAATCCAGACTCGTACAGAAACGCGTGAATAATTTCATGCCTGAGTACCTTCTTCTTGTACTCTTTCAAATTCATTAAAGAGTTTCTACTGGATTCTAACTTCGCAATCCTAATCTGATGAATACTCTGATCCATACATCCATCACAACCCTCTGGAAGTTTTTCATCTGGCACATCAAAATATATCTTATATAACGTTCCTAAAATATTAACTTTCTTCATTGTCATTATCTCCATAATCAATCGTGATGTTCAGGTCCATATCGGCATCAACTTCCAGCTTGTCCTTGAACATTCCAAGATGTTTACCAAGTAACTCCAAAGCTTTCATCTTGTCATTCAAACGAACTTCTCTTTCGACCGATTTTCCCTTTGCTCCGTCCATTGTCTTAACTTTTACAGACTGGATGCACGCCAGATCATCTTCTGTCGCATCTGCTTTTACTGATGCATCTTTGGGATTGATTACATTCTGTGGATTCACAAATGCTATTCGTGCCAGTTCCTGAATCACTCGGTCCTGACTAATACCTGTTCTCTTTGATCTCTCGGCCATTGCTTTTGCAATTGCTTCCTGAACACTAACATTCGCTAACAATCTCGCTCCTTGTTCATTTGCTGTCTTCGGTGAATACCCCGCTCTGATTGCAGCCTGAGTGGCGTTCAAATCAATCAGGTATTCTTTCACGAACCTATCCTGTTTTCTGGTCACTCAGACTCACCTCCCATTTTTTCAACGCAAAAGACACCCCGCTACAGGGTGCCTTTCTCAAACAACCGCAAGAAAAGATAACCGAGCCGTCGGTTTTCCGCCTTTGGCTCAAGTATTATTATAAATGGGAATCAGGGGAATTACGGGACAGTTTTAAATAATTCTCAATTTTTTTACCAACTCCGCTTCTCCCCATATGTATTTTCTCCCCGACTTCTCGCAGTCTAACGGCTTTCCGTCCATCGATAAAATAAATTCTGAATATCCGATGTGTCGTGCTATCCGGTATTTCTTCTACAAACCTCTCAACCTCTTCACATTCTTTTTCCAGCTTTTCTTTCCGCTTCAGATCCCGGATCTGTAATCGTTCATACTTTTCAGAATCAAAACCTGTCACGCTCTGTGGCATTGGATATCCCTATAATCGAATATGACATCATTCCCAATCATTGTATCTGATTTCCACCGATTGTTAAGTACATAATCAAGTTCCAGTATTTCTGCTTTATTGCTTCTGTATGCCATCAGTCTTTCCTTGGTCATCTGTTCCAATGCTATCTACTCCCTTCGTTTTCTTATCTTTCCATTCATCTATGCTTTCACGCGCTTATCGCTCTATCAAGCAGATACATGTACAATTCTTTGTATACGTCCCTTTCAGCAGCAGCTTTAATCCGACCGTCTACAATATCGCTTACATCCTCTGTATTCTTTTCATAGGTGTTCATTGCTGTTTCCATGGCTTCTCGCTTGTCGGCTTCCTCTTTGAGCTTATGCTTTAACTCTTCACCTATTTTCTTAGTTTCGACTAATTCCAGTTTCAATGCATTTATTGTCTCTTTTGCTTCTTCAGTAGTATTTCCACCTGACACTTCTACACCAAGCGAAAGCATAAGAGCCTCATCAATTCTCCGCATCTCATCGTCAGTACATGATCTGATATACTCTTCCAGTCTGTCCTTTGACACATTGGAAATACGCTCACACAATGCCACCGATGGAACTTTGTACATTACGTTCACATGTGTAGGAATTAAATTTCTTTCATCTGCTGTCAAATACACAATCTCAACAAAATTTGAATTCTCATTTCCTTTGTCATTTGATACGACAACGGCTGGCGATCCTGTAGTTTCCTTCATTGTGTCTTTTCTATTGCTTTTTACGTAAAATATATCTCCTCTGTATACTTCCATTTTATTTTCTCCTTCTTTTCTGACATTCATCATTGCCATATATGCAGTCGGATCATAATATCCTGATCCATTTCTTTTGTTTTCGCTTATCATTGTTCGATTCCCCCTGTTACATTTATCCCGATTTTCTTCAAAAAATCAGTAACCTCATAGCTCTGATAAGCTGGCGGTGTATGGAATCTCTCACTTGCCTTTTCATCAATATCTGATTCCAGCTCATCATAATGCTGTTCCCCATCTAATCTCTGTTTTACACTCTTATTTCTACTCATGATTTATCCCACCTTCCACAAGACGCTTTTCTAAATTCGCCATATCATAATTCCTTCCGGAATAGTTATCGAATCCATTCTTCTTTTTCTTGTTATAGTTTCCATCTAGTACCTTTGCCATATTGGCATCTTTGATCAACCAGTCAAATGTAGCTGACCAGTTCCGATCATTCGCACCTTTTAGAAAGTCAGACGCTTCCGCTCTCACAAACAGCTCCTTAAAATCATCAACTGTGTAAGTATGCGTTCTTGCTCTAATTGCTTTTTTGCGAGATTCAGAAAGTGATCTGACAGAAGGAAGGGATGGACACAAAGTATTGTACAACTGCATTATTTTGTTGTACTCTATAGTATCTATATTCTTATTCTTTATCTTATTCTTATCTTCTTCTATTGCGTGACTGTCACGTGACATAACGTTCCTGTCACAATTAAGCTCTTTTTCTCGCTCTCTCTGACGCTGTTTTCTTAATCGATTTTGTTCTCGTATCTTATCCATTCCCTCTACATTTTGATGTTCTTCCCATCCCGTTATATAGAGAAAATCATTGTCATTGTCGATCATTCCAAGCTCTTCCATGGAACTTAACGCAAGCTGTATCGTACCTTCTTCAAAATTAAGTTCCTCTGCCAGCATCTTCGATGTATATGGGATATCCTCAGTTAGAAATACCCTTCCATTCGCATTACATCTTCCAGCAATTGTCAGCAGCATCACCCAGATAAGAACAATATTATCCCCGTCAGGAAGTCTTCTTAAATGCTTGATTTTCCTGTTATCAAACATATACGTGCTAATCTTAATCCACTTCACATCTGCCATTTTTTCCTTCTCCTGCCTTCCTTACGTTGCTGACTGCATTACTTCTTCATGTCCGTCCTGCGCTGCATCCTTGCCTGAATAATCTAATGACATTCCAGATTCATATTCCCGGTATATCTGCATCCAGTCTTCCAATTCCATGGTAACTAAAATATTGTGATTGTTCTTCTTGTGAAAGACTGCAGGCAACAAAAATTTATCTGTTGCGGCCGCATCTCTTTTCGCCTGATCCATCCAGTCATACAATCTCATCTGTTCTTGATGCTTGGCTTCCACATGAATATATGGCAACCCTACCACATCCGATGCATCACCGGTATTTCCACAATACTGTGCTGTTCTTCTGGCTTTGTTATATCCAAACTCCCTGAAAATACTTGCCAGGTATCTTTCAAACCTGGCACCCTTCTGCTTACTATTCACCGGCATATATTTCACCTCTTACTTCAAACTTCTTACAATTCTGCGGTAGGTACAACGGATAAAGAAGTATTTTTCCACTCGCTCCGCAGAAATGAATGTTCCGTGTTCTTCCTGGCAGTGTAACATGGTGCGAACACAGAAGACATTTCCTCTCTTGTTCATACTTTTCAAGTACATTCATCTTCTCCACTGCTCCTAATTAAACGGAAGTTCCTCGCTTATACCATCTGGAACATTCATAAATCCATTTTCATCCACTGGTCCATACGGAGACGCTGCTTCTTCTGTTGTGCCGGCAGCAGTTCCTTTACTTTCACAGAAATCATGTTCTTCAACGACAATATCCGTTGTGTAGACTTTCTGACCATCTTTATTGGTATAGCTTCCTGTCTGAATACGTCCGCACACAGCAATTTTTATTCCCTTATGTAGATATTTTTCGGCAAATTCTCCATTCTTACCAAATGCTACACAACTGATAAAATCAACATTCTACTCATCTTCCCGCTTATATCTTCTATCTACTGCAAGGCGGTATCTTGCAACCGCCATACTATTTTCGCCCTGTGAATATCTCACATCAGGATCAGCACATAGATGCCCAATCAAAATTACTTTATTCATTATGCTCACACACCTCCACAAACTCCCCATCTTTCAAACTATACATCGTATCTTCTCTCAGCTCCTTCGTCGTTTTGTTTGTATGGTTCCGGCAACGACATCCATGCAACACAGTTATACATTTCTTGTCCATCATCGCCATATGCCATATATCCCGCTTCGTCTTCACACGGAAGTCCAACTAACATATTTCCTCTATCATCGCAACAAAGTACGGTACCTTTTGGCATTCTTTCATTACATGGAATCCAGTCGCTTTCTCTTTCTACTAATTCAAAATATTTTTCTCTATATTCAAGAGCAACGTCCAAACGATAAGAGCTATATCCAATGTGATAGTAGTTATCGCCCACTTCTCTATACATATTCTCATAATACGGTCTATCTCCGCGCACAGTTACTATAGTATCAATGCTCTCTACCTTTATCTTTTCCTGTTCTTTATTTTCCGTTGGTGCATATGTATTATCCATGCTATTCTCCTTTCTCTCCAAATCCTTGGTATATATCATTTCCAATTGTTCATCTGCACTTGCTCCTACAATGCATAAGCTCCAGGCAACAAAGAGCGTACAGGCGATGATGATGAATATTATTATCTTCATTGTTCCTCCTTGTATGGTTCCGGCAATGGTGTCCACTGAACAACATTGGCTAAAACAGGAAAGCCCGTATTGGCATTTATCCAGTGCTCCATGTGATCAACAATTTTAAAATAAGCGAATATGCACATTCTGTCCTCAATACTGCATTCAATATCAGCTACTACAATCTGCCTATCTTTTGGTAATCTCTCACTGCACGGAATCCATTTGCCAGGGACATTTGTGTCCTTAGCATCTTCCCTGTCCTCATACATCGCCAGTCTATCCACCAGCTCCTGTTTCTTATTCGGGGACCAGTACCCTCGCTTTATACCGTTCTCTCTTTTATGTGTTAATCTCTCCATGATCGTTTCTCCTATTTCATAAACAATATCCACCGTGTCTTACCTCTCTGATCTCCGAGAAGCGGTTTCTTTCCAAATTCTTTCAACACGTCATTCAGTTTTATTTGTTCCTCGTTCCACTTAAAAACCAATATTCCGTCCGGCTCTAACACTCTCATGCATTCCAGAAATCCTGCTTTGAGGTACGGTTTCCATTCTTTTGGGAGAATCCCGTATTTCTTAGCAAGCCATGATTCACTGCCGGCTTGTATTAAATGAGGTGGGTCAAACACCACAATCTTAAATGTATTGTCCGGAAATGGCATCTCCCGGAAGTCCATTTTTATATCTGGCTTAACTAGAAGTGCTCGCCCATCACTCAATGTTGTTTCAAGCTCTCTATTGTCTGCAAATAGGACATCTTGATTCTCTCTATCAAACCAAAACATACGACTTCCACAACATGCATCAAGTATTTTTTTCATTTCGTCCCTTTCTTGACAACCAACTACCGTGGGATAATCGGTTGTCTGTTTAACTAACCTTTATAATTTTCAAACCGTTCACACGCCATAAATGCGTATCTGGAATTTACCCATCTCTGCATTCTTTTTAGTTGATCACGCTTCTTTAATTTGTATTTGTCATAAATCATCACGTAGGGTGCATATCCCAAATCTCTGAGTGTGTATATCCGGTCAAGGTCTTGTTCTAATGTTGTATCGAATCCGCACAAGACATACACTGTCATTTTCCGCCTATCCCATCCGGTAGTCTCTTTAAATGCTTTGAATTTTGGTACAATGATGTCTTTATCCTGGTATCTATCCCATGCAAAATGTATCTGCTTAATCTTCATCCGCTTGATATATTCCGCTTTCTCTTCTGTCATAATTCTGATGTCGCACCCTTGTGAGAAATTTACCCAAGCCTTGCTATCAATAAGCTGTTGACTCAGATTTTTCCAGTCCTTGCAAGCGAACATATTTGGATCCAGCAAAACGATATTCTTCTGACCATTCCAGAATTCAGACAAATCAGCTACCTTACGGCTTTTCTGTCCCTCTTTTTCTTTCACGACGCAGAAATCGCAACCTCTTGGACATCCTCTTGTCAAGAATCCATATGCCATATTTCTGCATAATTCTGGATACAGGCTGTAATCTGGATAGATGTGTTCAATTTTGTCCGGCAATGACTTGCCACCAGATGGATATTCATACCCTGTACCGCCTTTGATTATCTCTCCGGCGCACACTGGATGAGGATAATCCGGTGTAAAGGTAAATACCTTGCTCATATATACCCTGTCTGGTGGATTCAGCCATGCTGTAAGTGGGTCATACCACTCGACTTGATCTCCGTTCTGCTTATGCCATGCAGACAGCTTCATCAGCGGAAGATTCGGAAAATTATGACCGTCTACGTCGATTAGTGATATCCTCATCTTTCTATTCACCGTAATAATAATTTTCGAGAAATTCTTTTAGCATCATTCGATTTTCATTCCTTTCTCTATCCAAACAATGCCGATGCTACATCCGTCTGCTGTGACTGTGCCGGTTCTGGGGCCGGCTGATTATCAGGAACAACTTCTGATACTTCCACATCCATAACCGGCTCTGCATTCTGATCTGGATAATTAACCTTTCCCTGATCATCTGTGAAGGTCATATCATTCTCAAATGCGTTCTGAAGGTCAATGCTCATGATTCCCCATTTACTGATCAACTGTCTCAGCATAGTCTTATAGGCCATTCCGTCAAAGTTCTTATACCAGAATGAAGAATACATCCAGGAATCTTTCGGATCGTATTTCCCAGCTTCATAGTCTTCAAAAGACACCTTTTCTTTATATGTTCCATATTTTGTCTTGATCTGTGTCGCATTTTTTGAAAACGCCGGTGAATACTTGTCCGCATGAGCCATCATCTGCTTCTTTGACCAGTAAATCGCTTTCTTGAATCCATTGGTCAACTCAAACATTGCATAATATCCAATGGTCGGCGCTTCTTCTCTCTCATCCCATTTATCAACCATCAGATTGATTTTAATTTCCTCATTCAGAGGATCAAAATATTCCAACTCACCTTCTTTTACTGCCAGAACATTCAGTTTTTTATACTGTCCAGAACGAATTGCAAGCTGTATATATCCCTTGTATCCGAGCTGGAACTGTGCTACCTTCCCCTGTTCCTTGTCCTTGAACGGAACCAGGTAATAATGACCAAGCTGTGGTGATGGTGAAAGCTTCAATGATTCCCCAAGCAATGCACCGGAAAGAATCGATTTATTGGTGCATTCCTGAAGCGCTGCATTATTATTCACTGCCGAAATCACACCTGTAATAAAACGCTGCCTGTTATCTTTTCCAAGTGCCTGATCAATGTTTGCAGCCACCGCCATGCTGTTTAAAAATGTTGTAATTCCTGTTTTTGCCGGCTGTCCCGGATGTGCCTGTTTTGTGTTTGCTAAACTGTTATTAACTGCCATTGTCATAATCTCCTTCCTAAATTGCTTCAAATTTAATCTGTCTATCCTCAAAGAATTTCTTGAGTGCTAAAGCATCCTCTACTGATAGGTACGCTCTAAAGCCAATCCAATTGCGCTGTGGTTCTTTCTCAGACACTGCTGTTGTTGTTTCTGCTGGTTCTGGCTGATTTGCTGCAACATTTTCCTGTGCAACTTCTTGTTCTTTCTTCAAGCGCTCAGCTTCTTCCTTTCGCTTCTGGATGTCTACAAGCTCCTGACCTTTCTGAATCGCTTGAGACAGGTTCAGTGTTTTCTTATACACTTCCATGGCTTCAAAGCTAAACTCTGGTAATCCGCTGATTGTCCCAACATCTTCACCGATTCTATACATGGTCTCTTTCATCTGATTTTCTACTTTTGACAGTGATACCGATGCATTCAACCACTTCTCATCCCAGATCATCTCAAGTGTCACAAACTTCTGGAAGCCGATAGATTCAAACAGTTCCTGAACCGTCTTTCTCTTTTCCTCTCTCTTGATCTGCTCGACTTCTTTGATCTGAACATCAATTGCATTAATCTGTTCATCAACCAGTCCAAGAACTTCTTTGACTTCTTTTTCAAATTTGTCATATGGCTCCATGCACATCTTTTTGATACGTTTCCGCTCATTATCAATTGCTCCACGGAGTTTGTTCAGATCAGCTCTGTCTTTCTTACCATCTGCAATTGTTTCCTCTGTAAAGACCAGCCCCTTATAGTCTTTCATCTTCTTGGCAATTGCTGTTTTCAATTCTTCGTTGTTCCACTCAATTTCCTGAACAAACCCGTTCTCTTGTGGACTAATGATTCTTAACTCAAGCATATTAAAATACCTCCTATATTTCTGGAAGAATGCAACCTGGCATCTTCCGATTTTCCACACACTTCCAAAATCTCATCTCTGCTTCCAGTAGATACTCAAGATCAGCTTCTACATTGCATCTGTCGATGCGATAATCTCTTTCTCTGGCAACATCATCCCACCAGTCGCACCGTAGCCGAGCTCTCAATACTACAAAGTCCCAACCGGTTACCAGCAAATAATGAAGAATCTGAGCATAATAGTTATCAGGAATCTGATCTTTCCATTTCGCATACTGCATGGATTGATTGATGCTGCTTGTCTTGATCTCCAAAATACCCTTGCGTCCATCCTGATCAGTCAACTCACCGTCCAAGGATGCTTGCATGAATGGGTATTTCTTGCTCTGCAGAATCCGAAATTCATGGTAATCAACCTTATACTCAGGATGATCAGCCTGGAACAGCTCGCGAATCGGTTCTTCTGCTTTATTCCCATAGATCACACAAGGCTTGTCCGATATATCTTCTGGTACTGCCTTACCAATCTTTTCTTCATACAACTCAACATTGCTTTTATATGGATTTCTGCCAATGGTCACGCTCGCATCACTGCCGCCGATCCCGTTCATTCTGCCTTTCAGCCACTGCTGTTCATTTTCAAAATCATGAATTGTAAAAATATCGCTCATAGCAATTACTCCATTACAGCTCGAAGAATCTGTTCGCAAGCTTCTCCAAGCTCATCAACAAAATTATTTATTTTTTTTGCATAAATTAACTCGTCCGTCTGGAATGGATCTGAACCATCCAAATGTTTAGCAATTTTGTCATAAATACGTGCAGCTACTGTGTTATACATATCCGCAACTTCTGGTGTTGCATCTTTTGGAAGTGCTTCAAATGATGCGATTCCTATGTACACCTGCAGATCGGATAATGTTAATTCATATTTCTTTTCGTTACGCATTTGTTTTTTCTCCTGTTTCTGTTATACTTAAATTGATTATTTTCCAGAGCGCCCAAAGCTTGCCGGCTTATACGGGTGCTCTTCTTATTCCCACGTCAGATCAAAGATCTGTCTTAACTGATCCGGCGTATAGATTTTTGCTGATGGCACCGTCACACAGCTGATCAGGTAGTTTCTCCGCACCTCTACGGTATTCGAACCCTTACTGATCGCATTTAAGTGCTCCTGGATTCTTTCCAGTTCTTTCTGGAATTCATGATCATCCATCAACTTTGGTATCTCTTGCAATGTCCTCACCCCCTTATCTAAGAATTAACCACGCGAACAATATAAGGTCGAATGATATACCGACCGCACAACCGATCACACAGCCAATTAGCAGTTCTCTTATACCTCTCTGCAGCTTATTTTTTGGTCCTCGTCTTTTCACAGCTTGTCCTCCTTCCTACCGCCTAAGCGGTTTTCTCGATGGTATAGGTGATTTCCACCTTTTCCTGTTCTTCCAGAAGAGATATCAACACCTCAATGATTTTTTCCATATCCGGTTTCATACTCGCCACCTGCTTTCTATCTCCTTGGTTTATGTTTATGTACTATGGTTTGTACTTGTTGCGGTGAACTCTCTTGATCCTGATTTTTTCTTCCGGTTCTTTCTTGGATCACCGCTCTTGGTCTTTCCTGTGAAATGATTTGAATTATGTCCTGGCATTTCTATTTACCTTCCCATAATCTTGGCTGACCATTTTTATCCACAAGTTCTGTAAAAATTCCTCTGCTTTCAGCACCATCAGATACTGCATACATAACTTTTGTATTCTTGTCATAAACCACATTCCAAAGCTCGCACCGTTCTACAACAACAAACATTGATTGTAGATTCTTTGACTCCGTATCATAGTCGCTTTCTATATCAGCCACTCCTGAACATCCCGTCAAAATAGATGCTGCCATAACTGTTGCTGCTAAAATTGTTAAAGCTCTTTTCTTCATGATTCATTTCTCCTATTTTTGATAAAAACAGATGGAATAAAAGGCACTATATAGTACTTCTATTCTTTATCTTATTCTATTGCGTGACTGTCACGTGACATCACGTTCCTGTCATTTTTCGAGTGGTTCTCAATAATATTCTGCAAGCGTTCTGACTCCCATATAACCTGATCTGAAAGTAATTGCGGATCAGGATCTCTTTCGGCAAGAAGATTTCCCTTCATATCCCAGTACTGAGTTACCACACGTACTGGGTCTTTTTCTATTCCAAGACCTCTATTTGCTTTTACTTCGATCACACTGATTACCCTTACACTTTTAGGACCATCCGCTCTAACCATTCCATCATTCTCCTTTCTCTGAACCTGAATCATCTGTTGCAAATAAGTAATCATCACGCAGCCTGTTCAATCACCGGAACATATCCGTGCTTTTTCAGTTCCTCATATAAGAAAAGTCTGCCTTTCTGTGTCCATTCTGTCTGCATCGTGACATCTGCTCTGCCATCAGTTCTTGTAATATCAATAGTCCGGCTATGCACATATCCACCATTCTGATATTTTGAGTACAGCACCCACTGTCCGCCGACCTTATACTGAATCTTCAATTCTTTAAGAATCTTGTTCAGTTTTCTTCCGCTCATTCCATAGTCTTTTGCGATCTGCGTAATAGTTACCAACGACTTTGACTGTAGAATCATATCCACATAATTGGCTTTGGGTTGCAGTTCTGTGATAATCTGCTGTTGCTCAACTACCTGCTCACCAAGGAATTTACATCTGCCTTTCAAAGACTCGATCGAATGGTTCGCCATCTTTAATGCTCTTGCCATAATCTGCTCCGGCGTGTTCCATGCTTTCTCAAGATCTATGAAATACTGACGAATCTGTTTTCCTTCCGGTGATCTCTGGATCATACAAATCTGTTTTGCCATGTCAATGGAAATGTCCGCATCTTTTGAAGGTCTTCCCCCTTTTGAAGAGGTTTCGCTCATTTTTGAGCAAAAGTCTTTTCCTTCCTCAAAACCATATTCGCACATTCTTGGAAACCAGTCCTTAAAAGCTGTCTTGATATTTAACTGTTCGTGTAGATCTCTTGCCGATACCGTCGGCTGTTCTGCTTCGTAATTAATTTTTAATAATTTGTTCAATTTAATTGCCTTCTTTCTCTGTCCCCGCAGTTACCTCTGGTTTATCCATCAAGTCTCTGGCTTTGAGAACCTCTGCATTGCTTTTCATCAGCAGCAGACTTTCTTTGTCCATATGCTTCATGTTTCCAACCACTTCTGTGATTAACTTTTTCTGTTCCTCACTCATATTTTCCACTTCCTTTCTGACCTGCCATCATCAGACACCGGACGGTCATTCCCGGCGTGACGGTCATTTCTGACCGTTTCGGCTATTTGCTTTTAATCTTGTAATAATTTCCTTTTTTTCCTATACTTTCCTTACAGGCACTGCCATGCCGAGTACGAAAGAAAGGAGTGATCACAATGTTTAAGATTTATGCTTGTCTTGCTGGTAATTGGGTATGTCTCACCGATGATCCCGATTGCAAAATCGGGGAAAATGCAAAATCACCATATATGTGGTGGGAAGAAAATGCGCCTATTTATTCACCAGAAAAACGTCCTTCCAAATACCTTAATAGTCTTTATGGTCTTGATTATGTCCACGTTTACTATAAAGGCGATGATTGGCGAATTAATCCGATTTACATCCAAATCGTGAACGGATAATCCTTTTTACATTTTCGGAATCGGTGAGTCGAAGATTTTTCTTTGATTCACCGATTTGTTCCTCGAACTCCGAATCGATACCTTCTCGTAACTTAATCCACTCCCAATATGAAATGCCTTTCAAGGCTTCAATATACTTTTGCATCTCCATCACTCCTTTCGTCTCTGCTCGTTTGTGTTTATGTTGCAATTATATGTCTTTTTGTTGCATATGTCAATCCTTATTTTGCAACAATGTTACATTTTTCTATTGAATTATAAATTACACTGTGATATGATGAATCCAGAAACGGAAGGAGGTGCGATAATGAACGAACGCATCAAAGCATTGAGAAAACAACTTGGTTTTACCCAGCAAGACTTCGCTGATAAATTAAATATCAAGCGTGGAGCTGTTGCCAATTACGAAATTGGACGTAATGAACCTATCGATGCGGTTATTTCCCTTATATGTAAAACTTTTCATGTAAATGAGGATTGGTTGCGAAATGGCAATGGAGAAATGTTTGAAGAACTTCCCGAAGAAGATGAAAAGGCTGCGTTTGTATCCAGCCTGTTGGATGCTGACAATGATCCTTTTTATAATATAATCCAGGAGATCATGAGGACATTCGATGAATTATCTCCGAAATCTCAAGAAGTGATCCGGGAATTTAGTGCGAAACTCGTGGAGAATTTGCAAAAAGAAAAGGAAAGCTAATGCTTTCCCGTTCTCTCTAAATGCTTTTTTATGATGGTGTAGAGCTGACGTAAGAATTTTTCATCTTCGTCCGGTATCCTCTGCACCCACTCAATAACAAAGTCTTTAGATACCTTCTTCATATGTACGCACCTCCGCCCTCGTGTAGCAGAACAGTTGTTCGAAATTCCTTTATATAAAATATACACCATGTAAATGATGAAATCAATGTATTTTCGAACATTTGTTCTCGATGTGTATATTTATATTATACTCTTATGATTTACTTTATTAAAGTAGTTCAGGGTATTTGTACACTATAGTGTACACTTTTTTAATCGTCAAGAGTATAAAGTTCTTCAAACGGAATATTAAGACCAATAGATATCTTTTCTAATGTCTTAACGGTCGGATTGCTGTTTTCTTTCATTACTTTTTGTATTGTTGATGATGGCAATCCAGTAAGCATGGCAACCTGACGGATTGTTAAACCTTAATTATACATAATATCTCCGAGTAAGATTTTCATGCATGTATTGTATGGAGTTTTACATAAATTCATTCAAGAAAGAAGGTGATTTAATGGAAATATACGGAAAGCCTTTCAATCCTTGGGGTAACAATGCTCCTTTTATTGAAAAATATGCGACAGCTGCAATGCTATATTGCTGTGGAACAAGTAAGGTACTTGATACATTTGATAGTTATCCACGTTATCTTAATTATACTTTTGGTATCACTGATCCTATCGCCTATCATAAAAAACTTATTTCAGAAGGTTATTATACTAAAGCTTCTACTGAAGCTATTCTTGAAACCTTCCGAGTTGCCGATTTGAAGGAAATACTTGTACAAAATAATCTTCCTTCAAAAGGTCGAAGACCGGCTCTTATAGAAGCGATTTTAAAAAATATTAATCCTACAAAGCTGAATTTAGGCGAATTCTACACACGAAGTGAATTAGGCGAATCCTACCTTTCTAAATATAGTTATGTAATGACTTTGAGAAACTACAGTATTAAGCCGTGTGAATACGCTAAATATGAAGATGCTCATCCTGGCTTAACTACCGATGAAATTATTTTAGGGATTCTACATAATCGTTATACAGAAAGTCGTCTTGCTGAGGATTACGGGATTGCAAGAAATGCATTATATGAATTATCAATATTCTATGAACAAAAAAACGCATTTGAAAAGGCTTTGTACAAATTAATATGTGTTCTTTATTTTGATACCAGCGGATATTCAAACAAATACAGAGACTCATTGGAACGAATTATACTTGCTCCAGGAATCTTAGATTTAATTTGTAAATACCAAGAGTTTTACTCTTCTAAAATGATTGACAATTGTTTTTTGGAATACGCATTACCAGAACATTATTTAACCAAAAATCAATTTGAAAAGCTGATAAAAAAAATATTTAATAACAACTCTATTGAAGATATTGATTTAAAAGAATTGTAACATTAAAACAAAAGCCCCGGTGCTACCAACACCAGGACTCTTTGATAAGTACTATACAGTGCTGAAGCACGTACAATAATCATCGGCAATGATATTGTACCACAAATTTCCAGCACCTGTATAGGTGTTATTTTTGTACCCACTTTTGCGTAACATAAAAAAGGAAAGGTGATATGATATGACGACTAAAATTGAACGCTGTGCAATCTATATCCGTGTATCCACTACCGAACAAATGATGCACGGCAAATCGCTTGAAGCACAAAAAGAATATCTTACCAATTATGCCCGAGAACACAATATGGCCGTCGTTGGCATATATGCTGATGAAGGGAAAACCGCCCGTAAAGAGCTTAAAAAGCGTAAGGCTATACATTCTCTAATAAAAGACGTAGAAGCCGGGAAGATCGATGTTATAATCTTCTGGCGTATCGATAGATGGTTCCGTAATCTCTCTGATTTCTATAAGGTGCAGGATATTCTTGACAGTCACAACGTCCGCTGGATCAGTACCAGTGAACCAGGCATTAATATGGAAACCAGAGATGGGAGGCTGCAGCTTAATGTGGTTCTGTCGATTGGCCAGAACGAAGTCGATACCACCAGTGAGCGTATCAAATTTGTGAATGAGGCATCTATCAGAAGCGGAAAATTAATTTTCGGAGACGTAAATATGGGATACGGCTATAAGTCAGGTATCGTTGATGGACAAAAGCGAATGATAAAGGATCCTGATCGAGAACATGTCGTGGATGCATTTTATAAATATTTTTTCAAGCATC